ATCAGAACATAAAATTGCTAGACAATCCTCAACTGTATTACTTATAATTTGATAAGCATTAGTTGGAATTAATGTTTGTACTGAAACTGAAATATCTAAACCATCATTTGTTAATGTATCATCATCAGAATAGTATTCTCTTATTGCTGTATTGTTTGTTCTTGCTTGAGCAAAGTATGCAAACTTTCCTGCTCCTATTGGAGTTACATTATCATCGTGTTCAAAACTTGAAACTTCATTTAAGATAGCAGTAGTTGGACTAATTGTATCTCCTGCGTGGTCAAGTTTATATTGAGCTGTATCTGAAAATAATAATAATGTTTCATTAAATGATACAGAGTTTTTCAAAGTATTAACTTGAGTACCTGAAGCCGCTATATCAATAGGGTCAGTATCTAAAACTTGTGTAACTGTTGTAGCAAAGAAATTAAAATAACTAGCATTTTCAGCTAGAATTAAATTCTCTCCTGATAAAATTCCTAATCTGTTTTTATAAAAAGTTAAATTCTGTATTTTTTTACCCACAAAAGAAGGGTCAGTATTAGTATCTGTTGCATCTCCACAACTTCTATCTGTCCAATCTAATTTTTGAAATGTAAATGTACCATCATTATTATTTATCAATGCGTGAGGCATTGTAGTATCTGTCAAACCTAAACTTGTAGCAGGAGCTAGTGTTTCAGTCCATACACCTGTTCCTTCAAATTTTACATAGTAATCAGAAAGAGTATCTCCTTCATCACCTGTAATTTTAACAATAGTATCTACTTTTCCATAGTAAGGTAATTTTGTAAAATCTTGTACTTTATCTTTAATAGCATACATCGCTGTATCACCTGAACCATCACCAGTTGTTACAGTATAACCTGCATTTCCATCAGTAGGTTTACCATAAAGAACTGAATTGTGTTGTTCAAAAGTAAATTCCGCAGTGATTGGAGCATAATTATTCAATCCTTGTGTACTAGATACAGTTGCTCCTGTATCAACACGAATTGTTTTAAATGCTATTCCATCAGCACTAGCATCATAATGTGCACTTGCAGTGCCTAATAAAAGTATATCTATTATTTTAGATGTATCTCTATATTTACTATCTGTAGAAGCATCGTGTCCTGTAGGTACTTGAAATATTACTTCATATCCTTTAGTAAATCCTGCTGTAACAATATCAGGGTGATTAACCCCAACTTTATATTCTCTACCATAATTTGTTGCTTTACAGTAAACGTGAAATTCCTCTATTTTTGCCGCAGATGTTGTACTATCAGCAGTGGGAGTAATAGACTTATTAACAACAAAGGTGTAATCAGCAATATTAACCATACGAAAATCAGCTTTAGGATTAGTAGTATTAAGATATGTATTTCCATCAGGATAAGTGACAGTTTTTTCATTACCCGCCAAATCGTAGACTTTAACTCCATTGTCATAGAACGCACAAATGTAACGATTTGATTCATCTCTTTGAATATTCCATATTTTAGTTGTATTAGGAAAGACATTAGTTGCATCTAATGTAGCGACATATTCTAAAGGTGGTCTCTTTGATAATCCATCTACAATATTATTTTGGAAATTAACTTGGTCTTGACCTTGATTAATTCCTCTTTGAGATGGGGTCTGTTGAGACATACCATTTAGAAAATTTGGTATTGATTGTGAAACAACTCCGCCCATTAGTACGTCTTTCTTCTAGTCCTGTTAATTATTGAAAAAGTATTCATATCACCTTCTAATATATTTGCATCAGCACTTCTACTATCCGCTTGTCTAAAAGCGGCTAATGCTTCTTGTTCATCATTTCCTGCCAATTCAGTTAAGCCTTTATCTCCAATATATCTTGAAGCAAAACGTCTCGCTGATTTAGCGGCTATGTATTGCCTTGCATACTCAGGGAGTTGTTCAAATTGTTGGACTAAGACTAAGTCCACTGTAGGTAGGGTTGTTGATGTTCCAAATACATCTGTATGATTGTCCATATCGTATAGAAAACCATTACGAATAACCAAGTTTCTATCTCGGTATTGTGCAGATGCGTCTGCTTGGACGCAGTTAGATGGTAAAGGTACTTTATTATCAGTATCTTTTGTTAAAACGTAAGCATAGTGAGAATTAAAATTCCACCCCATAGATTGAACTGACATAGTTGTTTCATCTAAAATATTTTTAGCGACAGATACATCAGTAGTTACTGTTCCTGTAATTGCGTTCACAGGAGCTTCACCAATTACTGAAAGCATTTGATTAACTGTTTGTAGCTCAGTTGTGGGTGTTATTTGTGTTGCCATTATCTATACTATTATTGCTATTATTAAAATGATTCCAAAAACAAGAACTACTTTTTTATGTTCAGTCCAAAAATGTTTGGTTTCAAGATATTTTTCTTTTATTTTATTTAGCATATTATTTATTATATCCTTTGTTGATTAAAAGTAGAAAAGGGGGATTGCTCCCCCTAATCTATTGTGGTGTAGTAAAGAAACTATTACGCTTCTTTAATTCCTACAGCCGCTTCAGGTCTAAGAGTTCCGTGACCCATAGCATATTTAGCGACCATTAATGTACCCTGTCTTCTTATGTCATAGTCTGATTCAACAGCCAAATCCATAAGTTTAACAGTACCAACTGCTGAAGGGTGTGAAACAAGAGCTACGAATGTTCTTAAATCCACAGCTTGAGGGTTTGAACCACCTGCTGTAGCTGAACCTGCGTCTACTCCTGAAGTTACATTTGATTCAACAAAGTGAGGAACTGGAATTAAATCAATTCCTGCTACTCTTGCAACTCTGCCTTCTGCGATTGAACCTTTACCACTGAAATCAGCATTGATAACGTTTGTAGCGTTTGCTAATTTGTAGTATTCTTCAAGTCTCATAAAGCATTTTCTGCCTTCACTTGGAACATAATTTCCGTCTAACTGTTTAGCCGCAGAAAAGATAGCACCTATCATCGCCGTAGCGGCAGTTGCATCTGTTGCGTGAGCTATGTCAGCGTCAAATATGTTACTTGTTACATCTCCACCTGTTACGTTAGGTGTAGTTCCTATTGCACATTGACCAATAGTTTGTAAAACGTGCTTATCTTTAACAAAAGCTAAAGCTCTGCCAATTTCGGCTGAGTATGCACTTCTTACGTCCCAATGGTTTTTTGCTTCTTCAATATTACTTAAAAATACTGAAGATGTTAAAAGGTCATTAATTGTAATAACCTTTTCGTTGTGGTTAGCAGTTGAGCCTAAAATTTCTGCTCCTGCTGTATGATAAGCCGCCGCAATTCTACCCATAACTGGGAAGGTTGCTGATTTACCATTAGAGATAGAACGAACCATCTCTGCTCCGCCTGTTTTTGAAGCTCTGTCAAAAGAAGTAAGAACTTCTCCTGCAAAAACTTTTAGAAACAATGCGTCTTCTGTACCTGTTGAGTTTACCTGTGGTATACTCGCTGGTGTTGCCGCCGCCATAATAATCTCCTTTGATTTATGGTTAGTTAATAAAAGCCTTGTATTTTCAGCTTCTTATACTAAATTGTCTTCCCGCAGGAAGGTCAAGTTAATCTACTTATCTACTTGGCAGTTGCCACCTATAAAGGTTGCACAACTATTTTTTATTTTTCTTCTCAGCTTCTTGAGCCTTATCAAGAAGGTCATTTATATTCTTTAACGCTAAAGTAGATATGGTTAATTTATCATATCTATTTTTAATTGTGTCAAGAATATTGTCGTGGTCGGGAATACCTACTGGATTTTTTAAGTAAGTATCAACAACCGAAGTATGTTCAGCAATCTCTGCTTCATACTTTTTCTTTAAAGCGTATAAAAACATACGTCTCCTTTCCTATTTAAGAAATGTTTAAACGTCCACTTGTGTCATAATTACTCATACCTGACGTACTATTTAATGTTGCTATCTTTTTTGAATCAGTAGAAGAAACACTTTTTGTATCATTAACTATAGCTCTTTTACTTTTCTTCTTAATAGCTTTTTTAGTAGATTGAGTAATTGATTGACCTGATGAACCTATACACATTATCTTTCCTTTTATATTGTACTATTAGCTAGTTTACTTTTTACTTCAGCTTGATAAGCAGGGTCTTTAGAATATCTAGGGTCAGACATCGCTTGTGTCACTTGAGCCCAAGATGCAAAACCTTGCTCTGCACTAGGAGATGCTTTACCTTCAACTAATTTAGGTTCACTTCCTGTTGCTTGTGCATATCTTGCTTTAAGTCCTACTACTGCTAACTTCACAGCTTCTAAATCTTTGCTGTTTACCGCAGTGTTGTAAGCCTGTTTTTCAGTTTCAGATAAATTGTTACCCGCCCAGTCAGACATACTATCATATGACTCTGTGCCACCAACTAAGTTTTTAACTGTTGCTGATTGTTGGTCAGCTATTGCTTGTTGTCCTGCAATAAATCTGTCCACATATTCTTTTGGTATTCCTGCTTTTTCTAATGATGAGTATGAACCATCAGCAAGTTTACCATCTTTAGCAAACTCTTCCGAGAGTGTTTCCATATTTAAACCTGCACTATCTACAGCCTTTGTAGCTATATCTAAATCAGATTTAGGTTGTTCTTGTTTTTCTTCTGCCTTAGAAACTGGGTCTACTGATTCCTTAGTAGGTTGAGATTGCTCACCAAGTTTTTGTTCTAATTCTGAATATGATTTGACTAATTCATCAACTGAGTTGAATTTTTCAGGCAAACCTTCAGGTTTACTTTGTGTAGGCTTCGTCTCTTCCACTGGTTTATCCGTAGTAGTTTCGGGACTTGTTATTTCCACTTTATCTACCATAAATTTTTTCTCCTAATTATTGTGGTTTTGTTAGATTACCTGCAACCGCAGGAACAGCTTTCTCTGCCATTTGCATCATCTGCTGTTGTTGTTGTTGCTGTTGCATCGCTTCTTGTTCAGCCGCTAATTCTTCCTCACTCTTAATTAAACCTTCCATCTCTATACCTAAACTGGTAGCGATACGTTTAATTAAATCCGAAGAATTTAATGATTGAACTACTTGTGGATTAACCTGAGCTAGATTAACTATCTCAGCCACAAATTCTCTTAATTTTTGTAAATCATTTCCTCTACCCAATGCTTCAATACCTGTAATAATTGTAGGTGTAACTGCATCTTTAGGTAATGGTGGAATTTCTTTTGATTCTTGCATACGTTTCATTAGTATTTTAACTAATGGAAGTTGAAACTCTTGTGATAATAATGAGTATACTCCACCCATAGCAGTTTCTAATTGTTCTGCCATATATCTAATTTCTTGAGCTGTAACTCTTTCAGCATCTCTTTGTATTGCAGTATGTAATAAGAAAGCATAAGACATACGCTCTTCTAATTTAGCAATACTTCTTTCAACTACTTGTAAATCATATTGTTTTTGTGCTTGTAATACAGAAACATCATCTTCAGAACCAGTAATAATATCACCATTTCTAGTAAGAGCTAAATCTCTTTTCTTTGTTACAGAATTAGGTTTAACCATAAATACTATTTTAGAAGAAGCCGCCGCACTTTCAACAAGTGCTTGAGATAATCCTTCTAATGATTTTAAATCTCCTAAAAATTCTTCAACATATCCTCTACCATAATCCTCGCCATCAACTCTAACCATTCTTAAAGCGGCATAAGGCATTTGGTCTTTAGTGAAATTTCCTACTGATTCAGGAATTTTAATTCCATTTACTTCTTGACAAATATAAAATTTATTATTTTCTAATCTGTAAATATGTGTATATAATTCTATGTCTTCATCTTTTTTATACTCAGGGTCAGTGAGTAACTTTTCCATTACTTCAAGTGGAAGACTTAATGGGCTAACACTTTCTTTAATAACTATTTCTAATATGTTTCCTGAAGCATCTCTATTACATACAAAATTAGTAATAGGAAATACTCTCATAGTTCCATCTTTAGGAAGATAAGTTAATACATTTCCTGCTACTATTAAATGTTTAAGAGCTTCAAACACACTAACTCTTAAAGCTAATTGTTCAATCTTTTTAGAAACTTCTCTTTCAATATTTGCTAGAGATTTTTCTATTTCAGTTTTTAATTCTTTATTTTGTTCAAGTTCTTCTTTTGTTTTGCCACTTACTGCTAGTCTAAAAAAGGGGGAATTGGGTGGTAGTAATAAAAGAAGTAGCTTAGACGCTAAATTGTTTACGCCTCTAGCTCCTACCGATTGGAAGGGGTTGTATAATTTTGTAGAAGAATTGAAACCATCTACGGGTATTAAAGAAGATATTGTTAGTTCGCTACATTCTTGAGCTCTGTCTACAAATTTTTCTCTCTTCTCTTTTAATTTTAAATATCGTTCTTTTGCTGTAGGATTAACCTGTAGCATTGTTTCGTTGCTCTTTTTAACCGCCATTTATCTCCTTATTAACCTGTTTGAACGCCTGAACTAGAACCAGTAGTAGTATAATTTACTCCTGTTTGCAGAGCAGATGTACCACCTTTAGATGCTTTTTTAATTTTCTTTTTAACATCTTTATTGGCTGTTACTAATTCAATAGGTTTTTCAGCTACTTCTTCTATTCTTGAAGCAATCTGAGCAGGTGCTCTTTGAATAGGAGCGGCTTGTTGTTTCGGTGCTGACATA